CCGTCACCTGAGAATTTTCCCAGGCCGTCACCTGAGAATTTTCCCTGGCCGTCACCTGAGAATTTTCCCAGGCCGTCACCTGAGAATTTTCCCTGGCCGTCACCTGAGAATTTTCCCAGGCAACGACATAACCCTTCTGAACGATATAAATTCCACCCCGCACCTCACATTGCCCGTGTTCAGCGATTAATTTTTCAAGTTCTTCCTGTGATTTAGCCTCAAACATTTAAATCCTCCTTCCTTTTAAATCTGCCCGGGCAGTGGATTGTTCGGGGGCCGGGCCTCGGTGCACGCCGGCCGGCGGCCCCTCTAAGTTTGCCGCTAAGCGGCAATCCCGCCCGCGCCGTGAGACCTACCCTCACGGATGCCCCGGATCGTCAGGGTGACCTGCCTTTCGACTGTTCGTTGGCCTCGGGAATACTCCCTCCGGCTTGCCCCATGCATGACTTTTACCCTGCACAGGTTTGACGTGATCATCCCGGGCGCTTAACGTCATAGCGATTAATCCGCCACGCGGGCTTATTCAATTCTTAAGGTTCAAAGGGGCCGGAGCTTATCCCGGCCCCATGGGGAGGAGCCTGGCTCGGCTTCATTCGCCGCAGAAGGGTTAGTCACGCCCTGACCGAGTTCCTTCTCTGCGGACACACCAGGCTTCCTCATTTATACTCCGTGCATTTGACCGTGTTATTTTCTGAGTCCGTTTCCTTTACCGCTTTGCGGCAGTCCTGGGCGCTGGCCCCGCAGGCATCACAGAGGTTGGCGGGCTGTTCGGGAAGAGACATTATTTCGGCATCCAGTTTGATTGCCAATGCTTCTCGGACAGGCGCAAGTGCCTCATCAAGTGTTTTAGGCTTCCTGACCGGCATTTTGCATACCGCAGGGCTGCGGAGATATTGCCCTTCACCGGCTTTCGGAAGAGGGACGCCGCCCAGGGCGCGAATCATATCGTCCCTGCCGTTGCCTTCAATGCCAACTGTCAAGTAATTCCCATCAGCTTCAAGATATTTACAGTAGCCGACTTTTGGCAGTGGCATCCCACCCAGCTTACGGATCAGCCAATTCCTCATCCTTCCTGCCCTCCGAATTTCTCCCTCTTGGCCGCGTCTTCGAGTTTGCGCCAGGCGTCCTCGAAGTCGTCGATCTCCTTGGGGTCATTGATATTAAGAACCCTGAGCACCTTGGCCCGGTAGATTCCCCATTTTTCATATGCCCTGGTGAACAATTGCCCGGCCGTCTTGATGCCGCTGTCCGGTAAGGGTTTCGCTTTGGAAGAAAGGATGTCCAATTGCCTGTGGGCCTCCTCGAGGATCCCGTAGGCATAAGTCACTGAGACGTTGGCCGCGGCCCGGATCGCCTCCAGGGCGGTGGTCTTCTGGTTGATCAATCCCTCCAGCCTATCGTTCATTTTTCTCCTTGATGTGATCCTCAATCGCGCGCCGGACCATGTAAGCCGTGGCGTAAACCGCGAACCAGGCCACATGCTCCCCGTTCCTGGTCAGATGCAATTGACCGTTGGTTTCCTCGAGGGCGTAACCATTTTTGATGTGCCTGGCCAGAAGTTTCTTTTTAACCCGCATGCGGCCTCCCGCCCATCTTGCCAATCCTTGAATAAAACTCTTTTCCATGCCTTCTTCGGGTGACCTCGCCGCCTTTCTGGCCGCCGATCAGTCCACCTTTGCGGCCGTTCTCAGTGTGGAATTCCGACTTCTCATCTCGTAACCGGGCCTCGCATAACCTTCCGTCCAGCGGGCACCGGACACAGTTCAGGCCGTACTTTTTGGCCGTGGCCAGTCCTCCGAGATGAGCAGCTTCTGAATGATTCATCTTGCCTCAGCAAAAATATGAGCAGCCAGGTTGCACAGATCCCCCATCAACCCGGCTTTCTCAGCGAAATCCAAAACATCGCAGCTGCGCTTCCTGGCCACGACTTTAAGGTCCTTATGAAAACGGTATTTATATTGATAATAAAGCTCGTTCCAGGCGTCCTCGTATGAATATCCCGAGGTCTGCCGGGCCACGAATTTGCGGATGATCATATTGATCTGCGACCGAAAACTGATCTCCGGCACCGGCCGCAGCAGAAGATGGTTCCCGCCGCGCTCCAGTTTTTCAATGCGCTCTTCCAGCTCGGCTAACCGATTATTCCCTGCCCGCAGCGCCGGCAGCGCCATGATGATCTGCCGGTGAAGGTCCCGGGCGGCGGTCTTGCGGCTGTTGCCGACGATTTCATAAAGGCCCAGCTCATTGACATAGGCCATGGCCCTGGTACCTGTTTCGGTTTCAGTGTTGATCGTGGCTATAATACCGGGATGGGTAATAAACATCTCGCTATTACGTAGTCTGCGCTGGACCTCTTCGCTTTGAAGCCCGAGCTCGTCGCAGATATCCTTGACGCAGAGATAAGGTTCCCCGTTCACCATCTCGATGCGGAGTTTCTTGTCTTTGAAGAGGGCTAATTCCTGTGTCATTCTTCCTTCAGCCAGGCGAGAACTTCATCCGGGAAGTGTTTGTATGTGCGTTTTAGCAACGCCGCGCCCATGCCTCTATTACCATTCAGCACACGGACAACTGTGGCGTCGGCAACTTCCAACGTACGAGCGATTTTAGCAGGGGTGAGATTGTATTTCTGCCGGATGTTTTCAAGGATGGAAGTTGTCATGTGGTAAGTTTACCACACGGAAGTTACCAGTTGTCAATAGTTTTCTGACATAATGTTAAAACTTGACAAAATATTTCCAGTTGGTAATAATATTATGTCTACAATTGATAGCTGGTACTGTTATGCCATTAGCTGATTTCGTGAAGGCTGCACGGGAATCCCGCGGGCTGAAGAAGCACGAGCTCGCGGTCCTGGCCGGATTATCTCCTTCTTATCTGGGCCGAATAGAAGCCGGCCAATATAAAACTACCAGTATTGAAACCTTAACGAGGTTGGCAAAAGCGCTCGGTGTTTCGTTCGATGAAATAAAAACGGTAGTGGTGCCGAAAAGTAACCCACGTAAAACCGAATATGATATTAAACCCAAATCCCCTGCAGATATAGTACGCGATCTGACGGCCTCTTTACCCGAGCTCCTCCCCGTATATGAGAAAATTGCTGACAGGAAAGCGGTTGCTTATACGTATCTGCCGCAGCCAGTGCCAAAATACGGGGGGAGAGACATGAAGCTTATCGGAATCAGATCAAACATCAAATATAAGGATGAGATCAAGCCTGGCGATGTATTGGTGGTGGCTAAAGAACTCCCGCCGGCTCCGGGTGATTTGTGTATTCGCGATAATATAGAAGGAATCGAGGTCTGCCAGAACGACGGCCTGCCCATCATCACCATCATCCGCGAGAAAAAGAAGATCGTTTAATTTTTTACCTGGCGGCCAGTCTACTATGAACAGCGTAACCGAAAAAAGATATGATCGTTATCATATCGAAGGGGGTCTGTGATGCAGCAGTGGTATATTTGTCCTTATTGCAAGCAAAATATTCTTTACGGAACGACACCCTGCCAATACTGTGGGCATATTATTCAATGGAGTGCTCAACCAGTCGTTAACAGTAAGAAACCGGCTTCAGTAGTCGGCTGGATAGTTGCCGCAGTTTTATTATTAGTGATAGTGTCTTGCTCGATTTGTATTGGTTCCAAGGCCACGCCCGTTTCCATCCCAGATAATCCTGCTGTATCTACTCCACCAGTTCAAACCAATACCATCCCCTCGGTTACTGTAAAGAAATGGCAGGGCACCGGTAGCAAAACGACAGAACCCTTTGAAATAAATACATCTCCGTGGGCAATTCACTGGTCCAATTCTCCTACTTCATCGATGGGCGGACATTTGGCTATCATAGTATATTCTGCATCCAGCAATGAATATCTTGATCTGGCAGCCAATACAACTAAAACTGGATCAGATAATAGCTATGTGTACCATAAAGGTATTTTTTATCTGGATATAAGCGGTGTGAATACAGATTGGACAGTGGAAGTCCTAAAATGAACATTTGGCAGCACTTGCTTTTCCATGCATCACCTTCTAAGCAGCGGGTCGTGGGTTCGAATCCCCCCAGGGACGCCATGAAGCTAAGGCAAAAATGTAGACCCGCTGCTCTTTTGGAAGATAGATATAAAATGCAGGTTTTAGACACGCTGCTCTTTTCAAATACGATGGGCCATTACCTTACCAGCGTCCAGTCCGAAAATAAATCCGACAGGACCGTGGAGATATATTCTTACAACCTCAACCTCTTCCTCAAACACACTGGAGACTTGAAGATCCGCGACATCAACGTCCTCCATGTCCGGGAGTTCATGGCGTCCAGGAAAAAAACCGTCAATCCCTCCACGCAGCACCAAGGCTTCCGTGTCCTCAGGACCTTTTTCAACTGGTGCATCGAAGAGGGCTTTTTAGAGATATCCCCCATGAAAAACATCAATGCTCCCGAGCTGCACAGCCGGGAGATACAGACCTACACCAAAGCGGAAATCCAATCAATGATGAATCTTTGCAGGAAGACGGATCTCCGCGGGGCCCGCAACCGCGCCATGATAGCGGTTTTAATAGACACCGGGATCCGGGAGTCGGAGATCGTCGATTTGAAAGTGAATATGGTGAATTTCAAGGATGGCGCCATCAGGGTGATCGGCAAAAAAAACAAAGAAAGAACCGTCCACATCTCCTCCAAAGCCCAGAAAGAACTCTGGAAATACACTCTTTTAAGGGACATCCGCGGCCGCTCCCGGGAGACTCTCTTCCTCAGCGAGGAAATGAATCCGCTCACCCCGGACGGTTTCAGGGCCATCATCCGGAAGATCGGCCTGGCGGCCGGCGTCCCCCGGCCGGGGGTTCATAAATTCCGTCACACATTCGCAATTGAATACTTAAGGAACGGCGGCGATATCGTGACCCTGAAATATCTCATGGGCCACACCAACATCGCCACGACAATGAAATACCTCACGGCCCTGAACGCCGACGATGCCGGCCGGGCCCATTCCAAATTCTCCCCGGGCGACCGCTTTCTCTGATTTTGGACAACAAAAAAAGCCCTGCAGGTGGTTAGTCTGCAGGGCAATTTACTTGATCTTCTCTTTGCAGCGCATGGCCGCGCGCTGGCAGCCTTTAAAATGCAATTCCCCGATGTCCAACCTCATCGTCGTACACATCTCTTGGATCATGGCCAGGGAGTCCCCCATGGCCACTTCCGCTTCCGTGCTTCCCGCCACCGAGTCCTCCGGGTGAGATTCGACATTCTCCAGTACCCTGATCAGCTCCTCGGCCTCACGTTTCAATATCTTCGCGATCGAAGAAGGCTTCTCCGGGCCGTAAGCCTTGTCCCGCCAGTATTCCAGATGGCGCGCTATGTGTTTATACTGCATCTCTCTTCTGAGGGAAATATTTATCATCCACCAGCAATGAATACGCCCATGTCACACCCTTATTCTTATGCACCCCCCAGGTCCATTGACAGGGCACCGATGAGGTCCCGATAATTTCCTGGGCGAAGGGGTCGTCCGTCACCATCGAGGCCCCCATGAAAAGCTTGCATTTCGAGCTGATCCTCAGAAAGTCATCTTTGTGGAAGTGCCCGCAGACGGCGTAATCGAACCCGTCATAGGTAACATACCAGCTCATTACCTTTTTGGTCAGGGAGAAATAAGGCACCCCCATGGTGGCCTTGCATTGGTCACCGTGGAATAAAAAGAACTTGCTTCCCTGCACCGTCACGATCAAGTAGAACGAATTCGAGACCTCGACCTCGATGTCGTAAGGCTTCAGCACCGAGGCTAAAGACTTATATAAAATCAGGTCCCAGTTCGATGTTGCTGGGGCTTCTCTCGAGTATCTCCCGTGGTTGCCGGGGACGCATCTCAGCTTAACCGTCTTGAATTCCTGCTTGCAAGATAAAACAAAGGAGGTCAGTGCCGGCAGCGCCGAGTCGAAGATCTGCCGCTGGGCGCCCTTGTTAATGCTCTCCACCTTGGCGCCCTGGTGAGGATTCTCCCCGTGGACCATGTCCCCAGTCATGAAGATTTCCAGATCATTGACCGGGTACATATTCCGGTGGAGCTCCGTGATCCTCAGTGTGGATTGGAAAATATGGTCCAGCCGGGTTTCATAAACCTTGTGATTGTAAGAGGGGGTGATCTCCTCGTCGTGGTGATCCGTCAAATGTAGAACTTGCGTTTCGGGCGAGCGGCTTTTCTCGTGTCTGTATATTTTGAGCTCGACAGGAGGCAGGTTAATAACAGGAGGGCCAGCGGGGGGTGGGGTGTCGGGGGCCAGCGCTGGAAGGGGTATTGCTCGTCTCCTGGATTCCGTTTCGATGAATAAACGATAGTTTTGAAGCCGGGAGTAACCCAAGTGTTTGGCGCGCCTTACCCTCCCGGCGTGGTCAAGGGAATTATAGGCAGAAATCTCCTTGTCGATGTCGATGTTTTTGCCGGCTAAAATCCATTTACCCATTAGTAGGCGGATGCCCTTGTTCCTCCTGGTTGACAATGGGTTGTCAATAGTTCTGATCGGTTGACAATCACCTTTGCAGCAATCGTCTCAGTGCTTTGTTCACAGTGACCGTATCCTGCAATTTCCAGACGTCTCCTTCAGGGAGGACCACAGTCCGAAACATATTAAACGGCATCCACGCGACTCCACCGACTCCCCAGATCGGCCCCCACGAGTTTAAGATTAACCATCCCAGGGAATCGTCCCAACCACCGATGACGTAATTATGCCCCCCTCCGGCTTTCTTGGGGGTCGGGAAAGTCTTGACCCCGTACATATAATTCCACTCGTCATACCACGTCGAGGCGGCGTCAACGGGCCCGAAGTTCAGAAGGATCTGCTTGATGATGTAGTCGGTGTCGTCCTTGGTGACGCGCCAGTATCCCCCCAGTCGATAGGCCAAGTCGAAGTTCGCCGGCCGCGGGTGCAGTAGTCGATCTAAGCAGTTCGCGTAAGCCCCTTCAACCGGCATGCCTTCGTGCAGAAGGATGTCGCAGCACACCCTCGGGTAAGTCCCCGGGAGGTTGGGGATCCCGTCCTTTTCTTTGCAACGTTGATACAGCGCGTGCGGATCAAATTTCGGCACCGGTTGCCCCTCGATCATCTCGTGTATCTTCCGGACCAGGGTAAACCCGTAGGCCACGCATTCCGACGTTTCCCCCTGGTTCATCAAGGGAGGATTCGGGAAGACATACTTCTCCGGCAGGTCCACCAGGGGCAGACCCCGGAGCATGTCTTTGGCCAGCAAGTCTTCTTTCGAGGGGAGGTCTTTTACCCATCCGTCAAGGCGAACTTTCATTTAACACCTCCTTTCAACGTAAGGCTCTTGGCCTGGCCAAACCTTCCGATTGCTGTTATCGTGATGCCGCCATGAATCGAACGTCCGGATATGCTGTAGTAATGAGAGGTCGAATATTCCGGCTCCAGGATAGAGGTATAACACATACCCTCTTCACAGAAAGTAACCTTGCATTGCGCGTCCTGGTTCGTCTCCCATGACATGCATAAACAACCGCAATCGTCCTTGATCTCCGGTTGCGTGATCTCCATAGGGCGCAGGATAAAAAAGAGGGCTGCTGCTATGAGCAGCCCTCCGATAATCAGCCAGTATTTCATGTCCTTAGATTTTTCCGGTGTCCCGGATCCGGAGCGTGTCTCTGAGCGGAGCGAGGACCATGCGGAACAGCGCGGCAGACTGGATTGCGCAGGTCGGTTTACATTTGAACCAGTATTCCTGGACGTCGTCGCACTCCGAATACTTGGCCGGGGACTCCAGACCGGTCCCTTCCTTGAAAGCCCTGGATGCGAAGTCGATGGTCATTTGAAGTAGTGTCATCTTGATATCCATGGGCACGTTAGGGTTGTTCCACCGGCTGGTTAGCTGTCTGAGCAACTGCGGAGCGACCGGGATCGGCAGCAACTCGCCGGCGGCGTCAACATAAGGGATATTGCCGTCCTCGAGATCCTTTTTGATCCAGTTCATAATGCCTTCGATGGTGGTCTCATCAATACTTTGCGGAGTGGGAGCCCCGGCCGGCGGGGGCAATTTACCTTCCCGGACAGCGTTGTAATACGCCGCCCTTGCGTGGGCCTTGTAAGCGCCTTCGATCGCCTTGCCGGTGGGGAAGAAGATCGCCACCAGCAGACACAATACCGGCACTACCTGGTTGACAATGATCGGGCTCCAGGTCCCGGCTTCCGTGGGCCAGAGGGCCATGATGATCGCCACCGCCAGGGCCGCCAGCACCACCACGAGTTGAGTAAGATTTTCCTTGTTCATATACCTCCTTTGGGTAATGTCTTACCCGTAACGGGTAAACAAAAACCGCCACGTTAATATTCCGTGACGGTAATTAGTAACGTATTTGTATTTTACGAGTGATTTACAAATATCTACGAATGAAATTTATTTCTTGAGAAATATCAATGAATCCCTGCTGTCAACCACCACACCAGCACACCCCCGATGACAGATCCGCCGCAGCCGGCCGCGGCCAGCCATAAACCATTCTTCAAACTGATCGATCCCTTAACCTTGGCCACCGTGATCTCCTTGTCAGCCCCATTGTGGCATCCCTGCCAATTCTCCAACTCGCTGATTTTGTTCTCGTGAACCGAGCAGGGTAACCCGTTGATTAAATTTTTCACCTCTGAGATACGGCCATGGACCAATTGAAACTGTTTATCGTATCCCTGCACAGTGCCCTGGACTGCGCCAAGGGCGCCTTTCAGTTCTCCGAGCAGCAAAATAAGCTGTTGGTTTTCCATGGGCGTACTCCTAATATGAATTGCACCATTTTGTCCCGTCCCAGATCAGCCGTATCGAATCCCTGATATCATCAAGAGAAATGTCTGCCTTCCCCACCAACCATATATTGCCGGTGTTGTGTTTCACAACAACTGTTCGTGTGTCATCCTCGGCCCGCAATATAATAGTCATACCGGTTACGCCGCCATTGATTGTCGCAAGGTCATCGGAGGCTGCATCACTTTCAGTGTCAACCGTATGAAAGCCCTGTGATACAGTAATCACGCCGGAAGAAATAGTGAGCTCGGTTGGCGCTACCTCGACTCTCCCAAAAAGATAATCCAGTCTTTCTTTGAGATAAATCAAATTATCTTTTATATGCAGATCCATTATGGATTTCGATATCACCTCACCCACCACCCAGGTCCGCGGAGCGGTCCATCCCATTTCAGGCCTCCTTATAATTGATATTGGTGCAAGTCGTATTCATACCAGTATTTAATTTCGGCGGTACAATTTCCCCCACCGGCAATAACCTTATAAAAATAATAAGGCTCAACCATAAATACGACCTGAATATCAGATTCCCATTGGTAACCGTATTTCCCAGCCAGGCTTTTCAAACTCAACTCAGTTACCAGGGAGCCGGTATAATGGCCGGCAAGGCAATTGTAATTTAACGCTGAAGGTACTATTTTGACAGTAATAATAACCAGTCGTGAATACAGCGAATTCTGATAATTAGTTGCCAGTTCCCTGACAGGTGATTCCTCGTCTATTACGTGTATGCGGTCGCGCCGGCTCTTCAAAAATTCCATATTATCCCGCAAATGGAGATTAATTTGCCCCGCGGAGGGGATACCCCCCTCCTCCCACGTCTGAGGTGTGATCCACATTTAGCTCCAGTCCTGTTCGTCCCAGAACAAAACGCCGACCGTGTTCGTGTTGTTGTGGGATTCGGTTACACTATAATTATCTCCTGGCGGCACGATAAAATTGACATGGCACAAAACATCACTGCCATTTATATATTGGAAGCTGAACGATTTAATCACTTCATCAGCTCCGACCTTGGCCAGGAGGGAAATTGTCCCATCGGCAGAGGTGGCAGTAGCCGAGACATATACACTTACTAATCTGATGCGGTCGCCGTTAGTATATTGAGTGCCGTCAACTTTTTTATCAACCGTATTTGATTCTATGTCCTGGAGCAAATCAACCCTGGATTTAAGTAAATCCAAATTATCGCGGATCTGCTCGTTGAATTGCGCTGCTGTAACGATCTCGTCCGCCGACCAGGTTCTTGGTGATGTCCACATGTTATCCTATATCGAATTCAAACCAGTATTTTAAAACGTCGCTCGTTTCGCCGCCGACCATGAAGTTATCGAAATAGGCTACCTCATAATACCAACCCGGCGGCACAATTCCGAAAATATTACTATGCATGGTTGTGTCCGGGTGAAGCCAATCGCAGCTCTGTGAGCCCTTGGTCACAGCAGTAACCGCCCCCGATTTGAACATGACTTTCTTAATACATTCACCCGTTGGGCCGAGCACCGCCTCTATACAAACCAACACCACGCGCGGTTTCAAACTGAAATTTCTATATATATAAGGACCCTGGTAATACGTGTCCCCAAGTATATCGGTTAATGAAAACTGCCTCGTTGACAAAGGCTTCATTTTGCACGAGCCTATCTTGTCTGTGTGGTATTTAAGATATATTGAATTGTCCCGAAGGTAAGTATTGAGTTGGTCATGATCTACTATCTCTTTAGGGGACCACGTAGGCGGGCTGTTCCATGTATAAGTATCAGACAGTGTTGGGGTACCTATAGATGAGCCTGCTGTGATGCTGCTCGGTTTTACAACCTGCCCTTCAGTGGTGAATGTAACCTGATCCCCGTAACCATAGCCCTCGGAATTGTAAGCGTATGCCCTTACGTAATATAAGGTCCCATATTCCAAACCGCTCGCATCATACTCGAACGCTCCTATTGGGAAATCCCCCGTCTCCTCCCAGTGATCGTCGGCTACCGTCGGGTTGCCTGTCTTATTCCAGCAGAAGCCACGTTTGGTACAGGTTAAATCACCAACAAATGTTATTGTCCCATTGAAAGTCGCGGCCGGCGAATCGGTTAATATATCCGTCACTGCCTGTGTCGACACCATGGGTGCCGCGTCATAATCGACGGATAGCCAGACCTTTATTAGTTTGGCGTATTTACCTATCTCACTGGAGTATACGTTAAACCCGGCTATGATATACGAAAAATCACCCCATCCCCATGGTGACCCGGTGTCGGGATTGGTTGTCCGCGCCCCTGAATTGTATGTGCCGTTCGGGTTGTTCTGTGTGAATCCAATCCCACTCCACCCGTTCAGCAACACGATTAACTGAACCAGGTCAACCCGGTCCTCCGTGGCCTTGGCGTACAGGGTAACTGAATTTATTTCCCCGCCGGAATAACTGTCAACCCCGTATCTGTCTTCGCGCCAGGCGCTGGCGCTTGGATCAAGATAATTGTATGTGGCGTCGGAATCGTCGCGGACCAGTGTATAATGGGTCGTGCCGGTCGAAGGTATCAGCTGTTTAACGATGTCCGAGCTGGGATATAGTATCTTTATCGCCATTTCATTCAGAGAGTGAAAATTTCACTATCCCATTGAATTTGTATGTCTTCACCGTCCGGGGTAACGGGCAACCCGAATGCCTCATCAATATAAGCAATCAAATTAGACGTCGCTGACACACCGGTATATTTGATTAGTATAATCGCTTCGCACTCGTCACCGCTTACTGTGGGGAAAATCACATCATCAGCGTCGAATACCCCCCCAGTGGTTGATTTACCGGTCAGGTTCCCTGTCGTTGAGACTATAGCCCCCACAGGGATATCACTCAGAAATCCATGACTCTCTAAATCCAGTGTATAATCGGCTAAATCAACCAGAATGGCCCGGATATCGTCGTCGAGTAGATCGATCTCTTTATCAAGAAATGCTTTTTTGGCCTTGGCATAAAGCGCATTCATAATTTAAAACGCCAGTTTCGTCGTACTGTCCAGAACGCTGTAAACAAGGTCATCCAGTATCCAGTAATGTTCTGTTTCCGCAGGTTCCAATTCCCATGTGCATTCATGTTTCTTAAACTTATCAGTCAGAACGTGGTCAATGTGGCGGATGTGGAAATCGGCGTTTGTGCCCGTTCTGGAATTAATGATCCTTATACGATCCGAGATATCGCGCGATAGCATGATATTCTGTATCTCGTCATTTATGTTAATTAGCTTCATCGTATGATTGGTAATAGGGTCTTTATACTTAGATACCAGATAATCCGCCTTGCCCTGGGCCAGTGTTAATATTTGCTCCCATGCGCAGGACAGGCTATAGGGATAAATTCCACCGTATTCAGACTGCGAAACCGAGTCTTCGGATTCCGCTATTACATTACCTTGTTCTGCAATTGCCCAGCCCCATATTTCGAATTGAGTCAGGTAGGCGATTACAGATGCGTTGTTCGTGACGCTGACCTTCCACCGGATAGCCCCGTAACCTTCAGGCCACGTTATATCACAATCACATTGAGATGTTAAATCCGTCCCGGACCCGTTCGGATCAGAATTGAACGTGACAAGATAATACGCCTCTAAGGTGGGTTTATCCAGACAGATATCGAAACTATATGTCTGGCCCGGCTCTATGGCCGGCACAAAACCAAGCGTAAACAGATTACTTTCCGTGGCCTCCTCGGCCCGCGGGGTAACTGTAAATTCCGTTTTATTGATCAGGTCAAGCAAACTGATATTCGGCATTAAATCAACCATTTTGTTCTCGACGGTTGCCTGGATTGCATCGTGTGGGGATTTCAATTTATGATGCCTGTCTTCCCAGCGGGCGTATCCCAATCCATCCACCCAGAACCTTGAAAGCTCTATATCCTCCAGGTCACCTATAAGTTGCAATGCCTTCTCATTAAAACCAAACCAGAAAGGGATGCTGTCGACACCTGTGTCAATCGACCTTTTTTCAGCCGGCCAGCCAACGGCGTCGAGGATCGCAGTAATAGCCACGCCCGATTGGATATCTATACCCAGGAATGTATCGGCTTTTTGCCTGGCCAGTCTATCCGTCCCATCCACAGCGCTGATGTAACAGATTTTCTCATCTTTCCGTGGATGGGGGATTATATTATTTATATACCCGTAAAAAAGATTATGAGTGTCCGTGCAGACTTTAATTTCCTTCCCCAGTAAGGTTTTCGAGTAATATATCGAAGATGAATTGTCCGGCAGGAATTTACAATCGGTATCCAGCAATACAATATCGCAAATCCCCCCCGTATTATGGCCGAGCTCTTTGTCGAACCCCCTGCTCCATCTTACCTCCAATACATAAGACGTTAATTCGTCATAAGGCCCGGAAAAGTCATCACCGCTCCAGTTCGTGAATACCTTCACAGGATAACTCACGCCAGCCTTCCTACTGTGCCCAGACGATTATTTTCCCGGACTATGTTTATGATGCGTCTCGCGAAAGCCCTGGCATCCGCCTCATTCCCCATGAAAGCGCCGGCGGATATATTGATCTCATATTTGTAGGATCCCGTTTGGAATTTATTCAACGGAATAATAGCCTCCGGGCCGGCTTCCCCGACCATCCCGATATGCGGTGATGTAACGATGCCGCCTTCAGCATGCCCCATCACAAGCGGGGCCCAGGGAGCGATGCTTGTAATTAATTGAGGTAATCCCGGTTGGGATGACTTTGTAAATTCGCCCCAGGCCCGCTGCGCATCCCCAATCCATTTAATCACTTCAATCAAACCTTCTATTAAGGGCTTTAAATTAGGCAGGATTGTTGAGGCGAATTGATTCTTCAGCCCTTCCCATGCGAAATCCAGGTCTTCAAAAGCCGCCTGGGCGGCGACGGCGGCTTTTACCTGATCATCGGTGAGTATAATACCCAGTTTCCTGGCCTTTTCAATCAGCGCATCCAGGTTGGACATCATCGGTAGTAATGAGGTTCCTGACTCGCCGAATATCTGAATCGCCATTGCGGCCCGCTGTGTCGGGTCCTCGATTTTAGCTATGGCTGCTGCTATCTGGCGGTATTGTTCCTCGGGTGAAAGGTCTTTAAGCGCCTCTATCTCCAACCCCAGGCTCTCGATCGCCGCGACCGCGTTTTTGTTGCCCTCGAAAGCTTTGTTCAGTGTAACCTGCATCCTTTTCAACCCAACCTCAAACTCTTCAATTGAAGATCCCGTAACCCCTGCCGCATAGCGGAATTCCTGCAGGGTTTTAACCGAAATGCCGGTCCTTTTGGACATGTTATCCAATTCCGCCCCCAGCTGCGCGGTCGATTTAACCATTTCAGCCACCCCCGCCACCGCAGTGACCACCATCGCGCCTGTGAGTAGTTTCCCGAAAACGCCGCTCATCTGTCCTGCAAACCCCTCGGTTTTAGTCTTTACGCCATCCAAACCTTTTGTAAATTCATCTGTCTTGGCGCCGATCACCACAAAAAGCTTTGAAAGTTCAGTTGCCATTTATTTAAACATCCTTAATACACTTAGCATCTCTTCCGGTGTTTGTTTATGTTTTTCGCCCGGCAGGAAGTCGTTAATCTCGAAGGGTTTCGAGTCAGAGGCCCGGTGACAATTAGCAACCACACAACAGATCAACGCGACCTGGTGGTTCATCCAGTCTATCCGGGTCTTGCAATGCCCTAAAAGTGCCTTAAATTGTCTTGACTTCAATCCCCAGAGTTCATTTTCTGAAAGGCCGAGGTCGTATCTCCCTGTGGCCCATATATCGAGCCAGGGAGTCAGGTAGGGTTTGCGGACATATAGTCTATGAACGACCGCAGCTGGCCCATCTCAACTTCGTTTTGAACCAGCTCCAGTTTCAAATCCGGGTCCTCTTTCAGCAGACACGCCCAGAGAATAATCTCCACATCCTCAAGGCTGAGATCCTCTTTGAGGGAAGCGTAATTTTTGCCCGCTGACTCGCCGGCTTTCTTCAGTGCTTTCAGTGTAAACTTGGCATGCCGTTCCCTGTCGAGATCAATTTTAAACATTATTCTCCTTAAGCCGTTTTTGCGACGAGGACGGTGTAGGTCTTTGTCACTTTGCCCGTTTCAGTCACTGTGATAGTGATCGTTGTAATGTCCCCGGCGTCACCGAGCGAGATCGCACTGGAAGGCACGCCGGTGGCCACGGTAGACCCGTTGACTTTTATCACACCCGCCGTAGCTGTGGGCGTCACCGTTACAGATACGCCTGTTGAAACCCCGACATACTCGTACACATCATTGGCAGGGTCGGGATAAACCGTGGCGGTGGCGATAGAGAAGAACGGCGTAGTCAGCCCGGTTGAAGCCCCGATGGCCAGTGCCGGCAAACCGGTGACCTTAACCGTGCAGGAGAACGAAACCTTTTCCCCCTTCTTCATCTGGAGTAATTTAAATGAAGTGACGATGGCGTTGAAGCTGAAGGTGGCGGTGATACTCGTTGGGAAAGTAATCACGAAAGCCACGGCTTCCCCGCTTTCCAGGTCCGATTCCAGGGCCACCTGGCCGTCGGTGTCACCTGCTATGAAATTAGCCTCGAACGACATCTCGCCGCCGTCTATCAGCCCTGCGATGAACTCCCTGGCGTCATCGGCTGAGTCGAAGTTCGTGGAGTCGATTGTCTCGCGTTTGACTTCAGGTGGCGAGATGCTATCGATCTCCGCTATCAGGTTGCCGTCCCTTGTTAAGGTAACCCCTCTGGCTGCTATTGCGTTGGTCATAATTAAACCTCCTGAGTGTTATACATGACCATGAAATCCATGGCCAACATATGATAAGAGTCATAAATATCAGTCTCGTTATCAAGCTGAATATCGCCTATGTAAACGGAATTGTCGCCGGTCGGCCCTGTTTGTCCGAGGAGAGATGATTTTATTTGCGCCCCGATCAGGCGCGTATCGTAATAGCTGTCGGCGAAAATAGAAAACTGTATTCTTGCTACGCTTAAATGAGAATCCCCGCTCAGTGATTGCTCCAGGTTCTCACTTATTTTTGTCATCACAACATACGGCGTTGCAACGTCTCTGGGCGCCGAGTTGTAGTACAGCCTCCCCGATATAAGGCTGGTCAGATCGGCCTGGCCATCCAGAAACGATTTAAGCGCGTATTCGATGAACATCAGACGCTTTCAACCTTTTTCTTTAATCCGGAAACCAAATTCGAATAGATTTTATGTTTGTTCGAGTCATACGCCGGCCGAAAGAAAGGGTGCGGAGGCGCGTTCTTATGTCCGAGTTCCACTAAATGCGCGTGCGGGGCTTCGACGGGCCTCCGGGCGCGCTGCTGGACTTTGGTCATGTGTGAAGCAGGATTGTTTCCCAATTTTTTCATCTTCAATGTGACGACGAATCTTTTCAGCCTGCCGGTTTTGAGAGGAGCCTTGGACTTAACCGCATCGGTTAAAGTATCCGCAGCTTCCTTTAACAACGGCTCGACACTGTTCGCATCCAATGATTTGGATAGCTTATTGATCTGAGAGTAAAAGTGGTCCAACCCTTCAATTTTCAATCCAGATCCTCCGAATACAATATGACTATCTCGGTTTTTCTTTCATCGGGTGTTAAAATCGAGATGATATTTAAAATCCTGTCTCCGAACTTGATCCTCCAGGTCGCCTCAATATCTGATCTGTACCGGATCCTTACCCTGCCTTTAACGTTTGAGTTGGCCTGCTTCGCCGCGTAATACCATGTGCCTGTATTGGGCTCGATCGCTGCCCACACGGTATCCACGTCCGTCCATGTGTCAACGGTCTCATGAATGGCGTTCAGAGTGGCTGTAGGGCTCTGTAAGGTAATTCGATGTCTGAGCTTCCCGATATTCATCAAAATACCCTGTTCATCCAGAGTAGACTTTCCACCGCGTAGGGGATCTTCTTGACGTCCGCTTCGCCAGCGCCGACATTCATCGCGATAGTGGTTTCCCGGTTCTCATACCAGTGCCCTATTAAAAGTTTCATCGCCTGTTTCACAGCCTGGGGTACCTCATCGCTGTATCCATACCCCGCGACGTAAGTCACGCAGATCCCGTTCACCGGTCTTAAAGTCGTCGAAGGCCAGCTCTTCCCGTAAGCTAAGACAATCCTCCCCGGTTCCGATTTGGAATCGACAAAATAGTCCGCACCCGAGACGAAATATTCAGTGTCGTCGGTCCCGTAGTATTTGATCACCCCGGAGATAGTCGCCGTTCCCGTTCCGGCTCCGACTCCTGTGGCGGTGAAGATCGTTCCGACGGTGTTCGCGGCGGCCCCGATCAAAGTGAAATCCGTGGTCCCCACAGTCAAAATCCTGTAAACCGTCCCACTGACGAAAGCCCCCGCAGTCACCGAGGGGATCGACAAAGGCGGCCTCGGCAATGCGAAATACTCCGGCCACTCATCCAGCCACAACTCTAAAGTCTGAGTTATATAAGCTCGGTTCTGAAAGTTCTCGCAGTATTCCCTTGCTGAGATGATCAGAGTCTGGATGTACTCGTCTTCGTCGGTCGAATCGATCCTCAAATGCGTCTTGGCCTCTTCGATCTCCAAGGGTTCGTCCTGCGGAGGGGTCTTTACAATCATGACTTGCTCCTGATCCGGAAAAGGTCTTTCAACTGAGCCGTGAAAGTGTCGTCCACAGCTTTGTATAACACTGTATAAACGCCTATCTGCGGAGTCGTCGGGTTGAAATAATAGTGATAGGTCCCTGTGGAATCTTTGGCCATCGCAGTGTCATTGATCTCCACCGTCCCGTCCGGTTTCGTGATTGTGATGGTGATCGTGTCCGGGTCCACCAGAATACTGTTGAACTTCACCAACACACCTCTGGGTATCGTGTCTCCGGATTCGTAAATCTTCATTCGTTTTCCTCGATCGTGAGAAGGGTTAAATCAGTCGTTTCGATGGTTAATTCCGCCGGGGAGGAGATGAATAAACTCAAAATCCTGGTCGCCCTGATTACACTGAGCAAATCACTTAATTTGATTCCCTCTGTCAAAGCTAAGTAAATAGTCAGTGTAATCCTGCCCGTGTCCCCCGCTTTGAATCCATCCAGAAGCGAGAGCGTGATTATATTCCTGATGTGTATCTGGTCGGACAGTTTCACACCGTCCGTCAAGATAGCCTGTAAAACCGCCTGCATCGAGGGCGTGTCACCGGCTTTCAACCCCTCGGTCAAAATAGACTGCAACACCGCCTGCATCGATGGCAGGTCACCGGCTTTCAACCCCTCGGTCAAAATAGACTGCAACACCGCCTGCATCGATGGCAGGTCCCCGGACTTCACACCGTCGGTCAAGATCGCCTGTAATATCGCCTGCATCGATGGCGTGTCCCCCGATTTCATTCCGTCGGTTAAGATCGCCTGCAGCACCGCCTGCATCGAGGGCGTGTCACCGGCCTTCATTCCGTCGGTTAAGATCGCCTGCAGCACCGCCTGCATCGAGGGCGTGTCACCGGCCTTCATTCCGTCGGTTAAGATCGCCTGCAGCACCGCCTGCATCGATGGCGTGTCCCCCGATTTCATTCCGTCGGTTAAGATCGCCTGCAGCACCGCCTGCATCGATGGCGTGTCCCCGGCCTTCATTCCGTCGGTTAAGATCGCCTGCAGCACCGCCTGCATCGATGGCAGGTCCCCGGCTTTCAACCCCTCGGTCAAGATAGCCTGTAATATCGCCTGCATCGATGGCAGGTCACCGGACTTCATTCCGTCGGTCAATTGAGGATTGGTTTGGAATAAAACAGACCTTGTGTCCCCTATCTTCACCCCATCGCTCAGAATCAAATCAATCAAAAACCCGACAAGCCCTAAGTCCCCGATTTTCGCTCCGTCGGATACTGCTATTTGAAATGATGCCTGCCCACCCGAGACATCCCCGCCCTTCAACCCGTCGGTCACGCTTGATTGCATTGACAAGTTTGTTGACCGGGAATCCCCGATCTTCACCCCGTCGGTCACTGTGACATCATAAGAAGTCTGTTCGCTCCCAGCGCTCCCGAAAGCCGGCTCATTGGCAGTCCATTTAGCGACAAACCAGCCGTCTATATATAAGTCGCCGGTTTCCGCTGCTGTCTGAAATTCACACCTGTGTTGAACAGCCTGGTGCGTGTAGTTGCCATAAGTGTTCCAGCCGGCGGCTTTCAGCACATCGTCGATATAGCAGCTCCACAGGTGGCCTGCCGCATCGTGCAAAAGCTCGAACTTATACCATATATCGGCGCTGTAAGCCTGCAACGTCGTCAGGGAAAGGTTATTATGAGCCGTGATATTGCCCACATTGTCGAACCGCAACGTCATTAACCCATAAGCACCGCCGCTACTAAACACCCCGATGCGGGCAGTGACATTATTTTGGGCGGCCCTGGCCCTGAAACAAAGCCTTATTTTGTCCTGGCCGCTGAAATTTCGCAGTGCACCTTCCACAGAAGCACTATCGTCCACTATTTTCATACTTGCGTTATGGACAGCATAGACGGCAGTATCTCTTGTTACGGTGGGCGGGCTTGCTGTATCAGTCCAGTTATCCCTGTAAGTACCTGCGTCCTCAAAGTCGTCAAAAGCAATAAAGGTATCTGCCCCGCTGCTTACCGCTGTCTCTGTGCCGCCATAGTACATGTAAATAGTGGTATCGTCAGGATGTGCAGCAACGGAGACTTTAACCCAGACTGTCGCTAACTGATTGGGCGTTGCTCCTGTGATGGATTCTATCCAGTAAGGACACAGTGTCTGGCCGTCGGACGTCGTAAAGCGCAGATCGTCGAAATCGGAGGCCACATGACCCCCGCAGTCTACTTGCTCACCCGTGGCACCGGAGCTCTCGCCGATTAAAAGTTTAATCTGATAATCGGTTTGAGCCCCGTCGTCGGAATGCGCAATTACAATCGCCTTACGGTACGTCCATCCGGTCAGCCAGGCCATTTATACTCCGTCGTCAGCTGCTGTCACCGTGTAGGTCAGGTTCAGGACATCGTCGTCCACGACAACCCTGGCTAAAGTGAATTTCCCACAACAGAACAGCACATTGTCCGCGCCGCCCGTATGGTCGCCTTTGGTGTTGACGCTCACTAAAGCCGCTCCGTAAATCGTCTTGGAGCCGCTTATCGTGAACACAGCCTTATTGGCTGAGTTCGTGATGCTCTGCGAGGAAGAAGCCGCCTCGTTGTAAGCCGGCCGCGTGGCCTCATCGTAGGCCGTCGATTCCGTGTAGACCGGCACATCGTAGGTCTCGGACCCGTCAGGCGTGGTATCCGATTCAAAAATCGCGCAGTACCACGTAGCCGTCTGCGTGGTGCCATGCAGCATCACATCAAGCATCCGGTCAAGCCCCTCGTCCGTGATGATGTTGTGACACTCCGAAATACCGACCACATAACGAGGCAGGGCTTTGTATTCCGGTGAATCCTTGCCCAGGCTCAGCCTTATTCTCCTGGCTAACTCCCGATCATAAGGCCGCGTCTGCTCCACAATGAAATGGCCCCTTAATCTGGCTCCGTCTTTAATCATAATATGCCTCCTGAATTTCAATCTAAGGATTTCTTGAGTTATAATCACTCCCAGCAGATGATCTCTATCACCTTCCCCGAGGTTTCCCCCGCCAAATACAAAGTAAGGTTATCCGTGAGTGCCGTGTAGTTCGCGGACCCGTTGGACAAGCAAGTCATATAAGGCTCCGTGGATCCGGCCACCTTCCCCGTCACGAAAGCGTATCGGAAAGCGGTCCCGTCGCGGCATTGAAAATAAAGTTCCCTTGTGCCGTCCGGCAGTAGCTGTGAATACTCTGTTGAGTTGTCCGTCAGCGTGACGTTGTACACCGTCGGCATGATGGGATTCGCGTACGCCCCGAAAGGCTTAGGAGGCGCGGCGCAGCCCATCATTACCAGGACGATCAAAATTAAAAAAAATCTCATTTGAAGACACCTCGCTTTATTTTGTCCTCCACTTTGGTGGATTCTTTCCCGCACTGTGTGCAGACTAATTTCCCGCCGTCCCAGTGGTAATATTTGCACTTACAGAGCATTTTGTTTTCGGGTGTAACTCTCTTTGTAACGCTGTTCCCTGAAGGTGTAACACTCTCTGTAACGCGCTTCTTGTTCTCCCTGCAGCGCCTGACTCTATCGCGCGTGTCCGCGCGCTTTTTTTCTTCTTTGCTCAGTCCAAACATGATTACATCTCTATGAAAGGTTCCAGGGCGACTAAAATCGCCGGCTCGATCTCCACGGTCCAGGGGAGTTTGATTTTCTCCCCGAAAGACACGTCGGATTCCTCGGCCAGCAGCGCGCCCCAGTCCTTCGCGAATATTTCCATCGCCGGGGTGTTGGGCTGTATTGATTTAGGGTCCCCTTCGCCGTATTGCTCGATAAGGTTTTTCCTCACCGAGTTGATCACGGCTAAATGGATGTCGATCTCCTGCGCCAGCCTGACTATTCTCACGCTGGTCTGGACCGGTAACTTCTGCCCCATTAACTTGGGCAGGGCCTGGCCCGCTGTGAAGATTTGCCCGTTTGTCAGTTTCATAAACCCTCCTTTTTCCTTCCTTTTTAAATGGACCCGGGGGGAAAGGAAGGTCAAACCCCCCGGGCCCCTGCCTTATGGCAGCTTATTTCTTTTTGAGCTGGTCGCCTTCCAATTCCTCGATGAATTTGTCATACTCACCGGGGAACTTTTCCGCTATTGACTTGAGCATCTTCTCCACGTGGATCCTGACGGTCTTGCCTTTCTTGGCCGAGTAAGAGTTCAAGAACCAGTCGCCGTCTTTGTCGTGCGGGGAAAGCTGTGTCTGTGTGCCTCCCGCGTCGGCGACGAATAACTCTCCGCCGTCGGAGTAGAGCTCGATGCCGTTCACTAAAGCCTGTCCGGCCTGGGGTTTGGTGCCGTTGAAGATCGCCACAACGTTGGTGCAGGCGGACCCTGCCCTGATGGCGACTCCGCCGACCTTGAAGCCTTCGTTGCCGTCCAAAACGCTCACCGCGCCCTTGGTGGCATGCCCGGTGGAGCTCAGTAAGAGGTCTCCGCCCGAGGCCTGGCTGCCGAATAAAGTGTTGTCGGACATGTCCAAAGGCCCGTCGATGCGGACGTATCCCGTTCCTTTCGGAACCAGTGAAAGGTCGATGTTGTCGTTGGTGCCCGTGGCCGCGATGGAAGGAGCGAGTCCGGTGGCGTTTGAAGTGATGGTGATCTCGTTGACCGCGGCGGCGGTGGCCGCCAGGATCAGTATCTCCTCGGCGTTCTTGGCGTGGAACTCAAAGCCGATGTCGTCCTCGCCGGGGTTCAGGAAGATCGGCTTGGCGCCGGTGTCGGCGTTGGATATCTGCACCCAGTTCAGGGGAGCGCTGGTGCTGACCGTGGCCAGCATTATCTCACCGGCCGCGTTCTGAATCTCGATGCCTATGTCGGCCTCGCCGCTGACCCTTATGACAGGTCTCGCCGTGGTGATGGCGTTCAGTATGGTGATCTCGTTCACCGCTGAGGCCACCGGGGTCAGGATAAGAATTTCCTCATCCTGATCGTTGGCGAAGATGAAGCCTTTGTCGGCCGTGCCCAGGCACTCCAGAACGATCGCATTGGCCGTGGCGGCGTTTTTGACATTAAGGTAATTGATCGCGTCAGCGACCGCCTCGACCGTGATGACCTCGTTGCCGTTGGAGTCCAAAAGTCCGGTGTTGCCCAGGAACTTTATCGAGGCAGTCGCGGCCAGAGACACCAGTGTCGCTGTAATGGTAACTACTGCGGTCCCGGCGATCGCCAGCGCCAGAGTGCCGCCCTCGGAGTCCACGAAACCGTCAGTCCCGTCATGCCATAATTTCAGGTAATCGGTGGCGGGTGTGGTGTCCGAATGGATGTAAACAGAAGGATGGGTGTCGGCGATTACGTCCCAGTCCGTCCCGATGGCGGACTTGTCGGCGATGTGAATCGCCTGGTTGGCGTCGGCCAGACCTAAGACCAGAGTATGGTTTGAAGCGTCCCCGGTCTCCCATCCTATAACCGCGTCATATCCCGTGCCGAACTCGATCTCCACGCCGTCCAATACGACAGCTCTGTGGGCATGGTCCGAGCGGGCGAAGTAGCTCGCCGAACCCTCGGCGTTCGCTGCCGCTAAAGACCCATCAACGGGAGCTCCGCAGGTTATAGCATGCGCATGGTCAATCCTGGCCACGTAAGCCGAAGTCCCGCCTGCAGCGGAGTCGTCGGGGACGATTCCATGCACCAGTCCGTCCCCGCCGTAGCCCCAGTTCACTTTGGCCGAAGGAATAGCGTTGTCGTCAAAGACTGAAGCGCAGGTCGCGGCGTCGAAGAACGCGGCCGCTATTAAAGCCCTTCCGGTGGCGTCGGCGCTCAGTAATCCCGCAGCCATCTTGGCGGCCGTCCATATCCCGTCCGCGAAAATTGCCCTTGAGTCGGCGTCGGCCGCGAAAGCATTCGCAGCGAAGAAGGCATCACAGTTGGCGTTTGAAAAGGCGTCAGCCGCAATCAGGTCAAGTAATGTGGCGGCATCGAAGATACCAGTCTGGAATTTCCCTCTTCCGGTGGCGTCGGCCGTGAAGAAGTCAGCCGCCAGTGCCGCTAAAGCGATGGTCCCGCCCTTGGTGGCGCCGGAGTGGTCATGGTCGCCCAAAGCATGGACGTGGTCTATGGCCGCCGGGGAAGTCGCGGCTCCGGCGTTGTTGGCCGTCGAAGTGCCCGCTGCGGCCATGACTCCCACTAAACCCATCGCAATCGCGCCGCCTTTCGTCGCGGCGGAGTGATCATGGTCGCCCAAAGCGTGGACGTGGTCGATCATGGCGTATTTCGCCGTCACGCCCGCACCGTTGGCGGTGGAAGTGCCGGCAACAGCCATTTCACCCACTGCTCCCGCAGAGGGTCCGGATCCGCTGCCCTCAGCGAATATACTCCAGGTCGGGGAAGCCTGGGTGTTGGAGTTCTGATAAAGGTTCGCGTTGGTCGAATCGATCAGGAGATCGCCTTTCTCAGCGATTCCCGCCAGGGTGCCCGAAGTCCCATCGGTCGGGACTCCGGCGTAGCGCCAGACCCTTCTCAGGGAACCGGCGATTATGTTAGGGCTCTCGTTAGAACCTGACATTGTGACCTCCTATAATCAGAGGGAGAGGGTTTGCGCCGCTCCCCCTGATGATTAATTTATAAACCGGTGACTTTGCAGAAAGCTGTGCCGCGGAAATAGACTGCGGCGCAGCGCATGGTTGCTCTGATCGCCTGGACGCCGGAGGTGAATAGACTTGCATGCGCGTTGGTGATCTGGACTTCGACGCCCTGGCGGACGTACAAAGCCGCGTAGTTGGCGAAGTCACCCACGCAGGCCGTGTTCTCGGTCTCAGCCGATGTCACGACTACAGGCACGCCCCAGATTACGTCTCTGCCGGGATCCGACGGGTTGCCGAAGATGTAAATTCCATCGGCAGTCCTCAGAAGCCTGATATCCTGCCAGTCGTTCGGGTGGTAAAGGACAGCGGAAGGCTCGGCGAAGCCGGTCCCCGCGGTGGTGCCGCGGATCTTGGTCATCGCCTTGAAGATGGCGTCCGGTTTGGCGTCGCTGCCCAGGGCCTGGCTCTGGATGTTCGATGCGTTCAGCACACCCTTCAGGTTCGGGGTGCTGCCGTCGCCGGCCACCAATTGCCCGTCCAGTCTATTGCGGATCATGTAGGTCAGCCGGGAATTGATGAAGTCCTCGATGCCATCGACGTCAGAGAGCTGCTCGTCGGTCACCGGGATCCAGACCGCGATCTTCTCGACGGTCACAGACCTCTCGGTCATGACGATAGCGGCTTCGCCGTAAGCTGTCGGGGAGGCGGCGTCGGTCTCCTCAGCGATCTCGGCGGCGTTGTTGGTGTGGGTCGTCTCCTCCATGTACTTAATGGCGGACTGCCCGGTGGCGTAGGTCGGGAAGACGTCAGCGACCCTCAAAGTCCTCAGGGGGTAAAGCTCGACCCGCGGCAGGCGAATGGACTCAGGCGCCCAGCCGGCAGCGGTCCTGACCAGGGTCTTGAGGTCGATGTTGAGCTGGGATATCGCGCCCTTGGATTTGAAGGCCTGCGACTCCACGAATAACTTGCCGATGGATTTCTGCTCGGCTTCGCCGGGGGCCGCGCGCGGTACCTCTCCCTTGAAGTTGGCAGCTTCGCTGGCCTGCTTGCGGGTGCTCGCCAGCGATTCCATCTCCTTGAGGTCGTTGTGCAGGTCGGTCATCTCCGCCTCGAGGGCGTGGATTTTCTCGACCTTGGCGTTGGTGTCGCCGTCAATGCATTTGACCTTCGAGAAGTCCAGGTCGGGCCCGGCCTCCTCGAAAATCGTGCCGATGACTTTGGATTTCTCCTGAATAGCCTCCTGAAGTTGCTTCAGGTTTAAAGTTGTTTTCATGTCATACTCCTTTTAAAGAATTGCGGAACTTCATAAGTTCCAGTAACGCCCGGCGTCCTTTTAACTCATCAGAAACATCGGGCTTAAGCTCCAGCAGGGTATCGATATCGTTTTTCAATTTGAGTATCTTCTCCTTGCTGGAGTCGGAAAGGTCACGGCCTTCCTTCTGGCGTAAATCGGCAAGCGATTTAGCGCGTATGAGCAGTTCGTCAACGGCAGCAAGCGCCGCATCCGCCTGGTCTTTGAAGGTCATTCCCTCGTTTTTAATCGCTAAAATACCCGTCCCCATCCCCGCTCCCCTCAAAACCGGAGAGGCCTCGAACACGTCAAGTCTCTTTAAAATCCGGTAAACCGCGTTACCTTCCCATTCCGTGTTCGTCTCGGCTTCCTTGACCTCGAATCCATAAGACCATTCCTGCAGCTCGGGGGCGAATTTGATGGTCTCGTAATGCTCCTTACCGGTGTCCGTGTTCAGATTGAATTCGCCCTCCACGACAACCTCATTACCCCTCTCGTGGATCACGCCCTTGCCCACAGGCAACTCGCCCTGCCAGGACCCATGCTGGTAAGACGAAATAAGTATCTGCTTTCCCTCAGGAAACGCTCCCTGCAGGGTCACGTCCCCGTCCTTGTCAATCACATTCAATGTGGCGATCCTCGCCGTAAAGGTCCCGGGTTTATCTTTCTTGAGCTCGATTCCCGTGAAAGTCTTGCGTTCCATGTTCACCTCCGTTTGTCCAATAAAGCGCCGAAGCGCCCATTTATAACGTGAGAAATATTCTATTTATCCAATCGGGCCAGCGCGCTCAGCGCGATCATATTCTGCTGAGTGAAATATTCATCGCCGGCGGGATCCTTGATAGGATTCATGTTCTCTTTCTCGCGGATATCGTTGGGAGACATCGCGCCCAGGTAATATAATTCCTTGTAATACGATGACCTCGCCGCTGAGTCGCCCCTCAGTAACCCTTCAATGAGGAACTCTGCAAAATACTCCTCTTTCTCGCTGGGCAGAAGCAATTTCCGTTTGATCGACTTCTCCCATCTCACCAACCATGGCCTCATCGTGTAGACCACGAACTCTAACGCCTGGTGTTCGATGTTGGAGAAAGTCGCGCGCTCAAGGTCGCCGATCATATGCGGAGGGATATGAAAGAACGAGGCTATCTCATTGCGTTGGAATTTCCTCGTCTCTAAAAATTGAGCGTCTTCAGGAGGGATGGTGTTCTTCTCGTACTTCATCCCCTCTTCCAGCACGAGTAACCTTTGGGATTTATCCACGCCGGCGTGCTCATCCTCGATTGCTTTTTTGAGCCGCTTCTGAGCGTCTTCGGACATTTTGTTCGGATGCTGCAGAATACCTCCCACAGACATGCCGTTCCCGAAAAGCCGGGCTCCGGTCTTCTCTGTGGCCAAAGAAAGGCCGATCGCCTCCCTGGCCATCGTCAGGGGGGAGTAGCCTATTAATCCATCGTAACCCAATCCCGGGATATGCCAGACGGCGTAACCCGGCAAAATAATCTGCGTGGTATCGCTCTGGTATTTGTAAACCATCTCGCCTTTGGAATCGCGAACCGGGCTTGTCCTGTCCGGCCGCATGATCCATAAGGCCTTTACAGTGGTGTAATCCTCCCAGTCGATAAACGCGTAACAATTCCCCGTTGTTACCAAATGCGACATCAGCGTTTCCGTGAACGAAAACGAGTCCATTTCGGGATTCGGCTCGTCGTGTAACAACTTATATAAAGGATGGTCTGTCGCGCGTTCCTTCCCCCTCTCGAGCCTTCGGTAGAAAATCAACGGTAACGAGGCTAACGTCTCCGACAGCAATCTCACGCATGCCCAGTAAGCCACACAACTCAACGCTGTCGATTCGCTGATCGTTATACCCGACACACTGGACCGCGAAGAGAAATCCACCCAACCGTTGGTCGGGATGTAACTCCTCCCAGGCAACACTTTATCGAGAAAACTCAAAGTCAGCTGTTTAAAGTTCATTTATCTCCTAAAATATCAGCGGGCCTCGTTCCTCATAGATAGATTTCTTTTCCGGCTCATGCCTCGTGGCCCGGTCCAGCGCCATAATCAAAGCGACCATGCCGTCAATCTTCATGGCGCCCTTGGGTTTGACTGGTTTGATATTCCCGGCCGGGTCCTGCAGGATGGTCATGTTGTCGGCGTTCCACCTTAGAACAGGATTCCCTCCGTGGTGGATCTTTTTCCCCAGGACGATGTTCATAATCTCCTTCGTCGGTGGGCTCATCGATTGATAACCCTGGCCGAAAGGTATGATCACCGGGCCGTCTTGTTTCGGGTCCATCACGAAACCATCCTCGACAAGATCCTGAACTAATTTCGTGGCGCCCCACCGGTCGAAGGCCAATTCCCTTAAATTAAAATTCTCGCGGATCTCCCGGAGCTCTTCCTTGATATAGGCGTAATCGATCACGTTACCCGGCGTGAGCGTTACATAACCCTGCCGGGCCCATTCCCGATAAGGCACCTGGTCGTGCTTCTCTTTGTCGGCCGCTGTGTCCTCCGGGATCCAGAACTTCATCAAAACCTTATAGATGTCGTCTTTGGGGAAAACCAAAGCCAGGGCGGCGAGGTCCGTTGTGGCCGCGAGATCCAGCCCGCCGTAACAGTCTTCGCCCTTAAGTTCCTCCGGATCGACCTCCCCCTCGCAGGCATCCCAGTCTTTCATTTTCATCCAGCGTAACGAAGACTTCACCCAGATATTCAGTCTCAATTGCTTGAAGAGGTTTTCCTCGGCAACGTTTCTCTGAGCGTCCTGGAAAGCCTTCCGAAATTCATCTATGTTTAAAATCTGCCCCAACGCAGGATTCGCCTTGTACCAGTTCTTCTCCTCCGTCCAGTCCTCATCGTCCCGTAATCCGTAGATCACCGCGTAAAACGACGGGTCGTTGATCGGATTGCCCTGCACCCAGGCATATTTCTTGGGGTACCGGAATTTCAGGACTCGAAGAGCGTATTCATGCATCTCCCAGCAGATCGAATTCCTGTCAGTGCCTGCCGTGGTGATGAAGATAAACAAAGGTTGCCGGCGGGCCGCGCCGGATCCCTTGGTCAGGACGTCGATCAATCCGCGGTCCTTGTGCGCATGGACCTCGTCGACCACCAACCCTGAGATGTTGTAACCGTGTTTTGAGTAAGTCTCCGAGCTTAAGACTCTGTAAAATGAATTCGTCCTGGGGACGACAATCCTCTTGGTCCCGTCCAGGACGCTACACCTCGAGGACAGCTCCGGGCTTTCCTCCACCATGATCTTGGCGGCCCGGTAGACTATTCCAGCCTGGTCGCGGTCAGTCGCTGCGGAGTATACCTCCGCCCCCGACTCACCATCGGCTGTTAAAAGGTATAACGCCAGTCCGGAGGCGAACTCCGACTTGCCGTTTTTTTTTGCTATCTCGGCGTAGACTTTACTGTATTGCCGCGTCCCGTCCGGCTTGAGCGTCCCGAATATGTCTGTTAAAGCCTCACGCTGCCAGTCAAGTAAATGAAACGGCTGCCCGGCCCATTGGCCGGTGGTATGCCGCAACCCCTTGAAGAACGCGATCGCGCTGTTAGCAGCGGCTGCGTTGATTTTTGATTTCATCGCGGTTTATGTTCCGCCTGCTGCAATACCCTCTCGAGCTCGCTCATGTTTTCCTCAGTCTCTTTCTGCCCCCTCGATGAGGTTATCCCCAGCTCCACAGCGAAAGTCTTGACCTGCATCCAGGCTTTCTCCGCCACGCTCACCTCGGTTTTCTTTTTCATGACATCGTAAGGATCGCCGGTCTTCGAATAGAACGTTACCGCCTCTTCAAATCCGTCCTTTAACTCAATCTCCGCCCTCACGGCTCTCGAGTACGCCGCGCAGTACCCCTCTAAAGTCGCATGGTTGACGTCCTGTAACGTCCCCATGTCGTGTAACACCTGGCAGACTCTGACAAACTCATCCCGGGCATAAACGTCCAACCACTCCGGGCAGACGATGGGAGTCTCAACCTGGGCCTTCCCCAACTGCTCCCCCTTCCCTTGGTCTCCGCCGGCCTGCAGCTGTTTGCTCTCCCCTCCCTTTCCCCTTCCCTCAATATGGTCTCCGCTGGCCTCCGCTCCATTCTGTACCTTGGCCTGGCTCCCCCCTGATCGATCTGCAGGAGCCTCGCCCTGAGCTCCCTTTATATGTGGTTTTGCTGCCAAACCCTTTTGTTTTGCTGACAGCGAATTATCCTTCTTGGATGCTTGCCCACCGCCGGATGGTACTGTCTGCCGACTTGCCTGCAGCTGAACCTCACCCGCCTCCATCTCCCTCCGGAACCGTTCCACATCGGAGGTAATTTTTGCTGCCAACCGCTTGGTCACCGGCCCATGGCGATCTACCCTGTAGGTCCCGTCTCTTATGTGCTGCTCGATGGATTTCCGGTTGTATCCACCGCTCCCCTTCCCTCCCATTTATATGTCTCCTATCATGAATATCCTGTATCGCCCTCTATAGAGGTCTAAAATCCATCAATATATAAATATTTCTTTTGCTGACATTTTCCGCACGGAGCTTGCCGCTCGGTTTCGGTAGTATGAGGCTGTAGAGATTTACTCCCCCCTACCCCTTCTGTTTGTTGCCGAAGGCGCCCTCTTCCTTCGCTGCCTTCACGCTGTTGCAGGACAGGCAGAGCGCCTGGTGGTTGTCCGGATCCCAGAAGAGCGTCTGATCGCCTTTATGCGGGCAGATGTGATCGACGCACTCTGCTTCCTTGATAATATCCTTCTGCAGGCACAGCACACAGAGAGGATGTCTGATCAGATAATGCTTCGTGTATTTGTTCCAGCGGTATGTGTACCCGCGCTGATTGGCGTTGGGTCGTTCATGGTCCTGCTGCCGTAAGACTTGGGGTTTGTGCTGCTCGCAGTAGCCGGACCTGTCGTTGGTCAGTCCTGGGCAGCCGGGCTGCCGGCAGGGACGGGCTGGGCGGTAAGGCATTAAAAGAACCACCAGGGCGAATTGACACGTATCCATGCCCCGACGAAAAGATCAACAAGGATAAAAAGAAGAGCCAGTGATAACTGGATTTTCATTCAACAGATAACAAAGGGAGAGGAAGGTTAAAAGGAGGAGGATTATCGCTAAAGCGAACTGCTTATTCATCTGGTAGCAGGGGCAGGATTTGAACCTGCGACCTCCTGGGTATGGGCCAGGCGAGCTGCCGAACTGCTCTACCCTGCGATGGTGGCCGATGCGAACCGGGCACATGCGGCCTATTCGATCCCCGGTGATCTCACCACGCCTATCGCTCTCATCAGGACAAGCCTGAGACGTTGCGAATGCCAGTCTTTCTGTGCGCACATACTCAACAGGGCTTATTTTTCGGCGATAGGTTAGCAAATAAAAAAGGCCCGCCGAAGCGAGCGGGTATTTCTTGAGTTATAAAAAGAAAGCCGCCCCTTTTGGGACGGACTTCGGAAACTACCAAAATGATACAGGAATTAATTCGGCGTTGTCAAGTGGGCGTTACGTTTACTCGCGGGGCTTGACATAGCTTTGTAAATCCCTGCGTCTATCCATAATAGTCAGCCCATAAATACCAAACACCTGGTCGGCAGCGGCGGTTCTTATAACAGCATCTTCTATGTCGCTGATAGATTCTATCATTTGAAGGAAATATCTAAAGAAATCATCAGGGATGGATAAACCATTTTCAAGCCGACCCGCCATCCATCTTATTCTTGCAGCTCCGATTTCCTCTCTCATACCTATGTTAAATTGTTCAAAACCAGCATCTTCGCAAGATTCACAAATACAATCACGGGTATCATACGAAGGGAAGTCATTATCACAATTAAAACATCTGCAAACATATGAATCACTGTGGATGTCACAGGCGCGTATGCGGACCGGAGCTTTCTTTTTTTCGTCATCATCGTCAGAATATTCAGACCTCACCCGAACGCCTGAGCAATCTTGCTTCTTACAATGCACTCTTGCGCATATCTCGGTGCGTTGGCATTGTATTCCATCTTGCAAGGTAGACACGTCATGCCATTGCGCTTCCTTGCATCCCCCAGCCTCAATTTTCTCACTCATAATTGGCTCCTTATTTTTTAATTATATCATTTGAAACTTTATATAGCCGCGCCCTGGCATCCGTCGTCTGTTGGTTATTCTCGTACTCTTCACCGTTAAGGAACCGCCTCATGCGTCCGATAGAATGGCTTTCGTCGCACCGGTCGCCGTATTTCTCTTCCGGGCAGTCTTTCATATTCTGGCAATAATAGCATTCCCCGAAGATGCAATGCTTGATCAGGTATTTCTGAACGGGAGGGAGTTTGTGGATATTGGCCCGCATGATCTCCAGCCCGACATCGCGGACCATGGCCGACCACAGAGGGTTTTTGTCCAGGGAGGCGATCGCCCTTTGGATGTCGGCCAACCAGATATTGAATGTCTCGTTGGGGTTCTTGCGGCCGGCTGATTTGATGAAGCCATGGTCGGCGGCCTTTTTCAGTGGAGGGTTGCCGGAGGCGATGTCGATGTAATGCCGGAGTCCGAATTTGATCAACGCATTCGAGTATGATTCAAGCATAGGCCCTCCTATTTAATCGATCTTCTCCCTTCTTTCAACCCGACTCCCGTGGGCCCGCCGCGGACGGATAATATATCAGGTGGTGAAAACCGGAAATCAGGCAACCCGCATTCCGTGACGCAGGGATTCCCCCGGGAAGGAGCTCCTCCGATATAGTCGACCGGGTCGATGTGAGTCTGCTGCACCGAGCGGATAAAGGACTCTAACCGACGGCGCCGGCCGGCGTAGACGGGGTCATTTAATGGTGTGCTCATGGATTCACCTTTCTGCGAATTGCCAATCCTTTTTCTATGGATTGTTGCATCGCGGTGGGCAGATTCCGCCAGAATTGCTCATCGAGATCGCCATTCTCCCTGATATGCAGTGTGACATTATTTCCATCGATCTTTATTCCGATGATGGCTTGATATTCTTCGTGGTGGTGTTTGCCATCTTTGAAAACCACAATCTTGAAGGTTTCACTCATTTCTTCCCCCTGCAGTCCGGGCAAGGCTGGCTGAATAAATCAAAATAATCCTCGCCCTCCCAGTTCCTTTGACATTTTGGACACCAGTAAATCCAGTTTGGATAATGTGGGATCGGCTCTGATATCCCCGGTTCCTTCTTGTCCATCATCTGCTTGAAACGGCCAGGGGGTATCTTCATCAGCCGGGCGATCTCCTTCAAGGGCTCGATACGAGAATATAAAGGCTCAGTCATCCGCGCCATCTCCTACTTCCTGGATGAGCATCCCACTCGTGGTAGGGCAAGCTTGTAAACAGTCCTGCTCTTTTGGGGCTTTTTTGTCAACAGGATCGACCCATTGCTTCGACTGATAGTCGTATTCAAGGCCTTCGTTTAGTTTTGAAAAAATGTCCTTGATATTGGAGATGAACTTCTCTCTCCCCATCTCGTCAATGAACTTCTGAGCATTCTGGAAAGCTGTAAAATGATCATTACCACGCGTGACGAGTAACCCGGTGGACTTTTCGGTCACACGCCAGACTCCCTCGAATTCATGGGCGAAGAGCTCTACCCCGTCGGAGCCGAAGGGGAAGACTTCGTGGGGATATTCCCGCTGGCAATCACGCTTTAGAATATTCGGCTCCGTGATCACCCGGAAGAAGTAGTGGTTATCGTTATCCATCATATACCTCAGATAAAACATAGAATGGCGCCCTGACACCCGCGCTAAATTCTTGCGCGGCCATCAATGCCTGGGTGATTCTTTCTTCGGGGGGGAGGTGATTGTTTGCATATAGCGCGCCCAGCGCATAATTTTCTCCGCACCCGCATGCATCATAGGGCAATAGTGCCTCGCCAACCTGGTAATCACCTCCAATATTAAATAGCCGCCCTTTGTATCCAACCAGGAAGTTGCCTGCAGTCTCAACTTCTTTGTCTTTTGCCGCATAGCCGCCGGCCTTAAGGCATTCGCGAACCGCGTCAATAAATGACGTAACCATATACGCATAGATGTCGGTTTCAAGATGGTGCACCGGTATCCGGATGCTATGCTGCAGCAACTCGCCCATGCGGAACGAGGAAGTGAAGCCTATGATAAAGCCATCTTTCTGGAATACTTTCCTGTCGGCCCGGACTCTCAAATTTAGGCCACCTACTCCCGCACTATCACATCCCATGAAGACAGTATTGCCTTGTTTCAATCCCACGATACAGGTCATTTAATCTCCTCCCGGTTGTAATCAACTCCGATATTGGTCAGGAATAGCCAGAACTCAGGACTCCTTGAATAGATTTCGTACTTGGTTTTCAGGTTGACCGGCTTGCATTGGCCCTGGGCATGGACGTAGAACGGCTGTTTTGAAGTGCCTTTGTTCACCAATGTCCCGCCAGGGTTGAAACAGAGACCGCAGACGTAGCCTCTCATGATTCTTTCACCACATAGACGGCGTAAGTACCGTCCTCTCGTTTAACCCAGCTCGCGCCTTGTCCCTCGCTGCCCAGCAAAAGCCCGACTATATCAGCGACAACTTCGATCGGTTCGCTTGGTTTGAATGCCCAGCAATCCATCCCGGGCTCCATCCCGTACCCACCGTGGAGAAATTCCAGCCGATCTGTCAGTTTATGTTCGCATACCGTGTAGTTATCTCCATAGCAGACCGACCCGCCCTCGAAGACGGCGAATTTACAGAAGACGCATAATTCACAGGCCCCTTCGTCAGCCAGGGCGACGTAAGTTAGTCTTTTCTCACGCTTTTCTTTGTTCAAGATACTCCTCTCTCCATCTTTCATGATCTATTTTCTTTTTTAAAAACCTCAGTAACCATTCCCTCAAAGCTGGGGCCTTTTTCCGGTTGTCGATGATGTCATGATGGTTCCCACACAAGATGACCTGGTTGCGCGGGTCGTCGAATATCTCCTTCCATTTCCCATGCCGCCCGCCCATTCTTTTCGGTTCGATATGAGCGTAGTTCCGATTGAAAGTTGGAGTCTTGCAGTTCGGGGCCTCGCAGATCCCTCCGGAGCGCTCATCGATTTCGGCTTTTTGCTTTTTATTCATCTCACCACCATATGATCATTTTTCTGGCCGATGTATTTACTCGGGTCCCTGGCGGGTTTGTGGCCGTTGCCTTTAGGTTTGTCCTTGCGGGCCCATGTCAGAATTGCGTGATAATCGGATTTGTACTTGTAACCATGAGCCAATTTACTTTCCGAAAAAGCCGCGATTCGTTCATTGGCGCCGGTCTCACCGAATTGGTCCATGAGCCTCTCGCACTCCGTTGCTGAAAGGAAAACCCCAGGCTTGACCTCGAATTTTTCTTTGGAATTTTCTTTTTCAGAACCGGATTCGGTTTCGGTTTCGGTTTCGGATTGGATTACGGGAACATCCGATATCATTTGATATCCATTGCCATCAGGTGAGGGATATTTGCTTCGCTTCGCTCGTTGCTGCTGGTGCTTTTCCCACGCAGTTATCTGGATGTAGGGTTTTCCTTCAAACGCATATTTTTGCACCATGCCCACGCTGACCAGCTTGGTCAGATATCCATCCACCATGGCGTCGGACACCTTGCCCAGGCGCAGTGGGAAACACTTCGCCCGGAGTATCGGAGCCCTGCCGTCCATCCGCCCGTAGTCATCGCAATTAACGATTAACCGGTAAAAGAACACCTCCTCCATCGGTGCGAGCTGCTCTATATCACAGCTCGTGCAGATCGACTCTTTAATTATTCGGTTCGGCACACTGACCTCTCTTCAATAAATCCACGATCTTGATTAAATTGACGTTGCGCCCCTGGAACTCCTGAGGGTATTTAATGATAAATTCCCTTAAATCCTTCCCTTCGATATGCCACATGGCCATGCCAGCCTTGCCGGGTTTTCTTCCGTTGTGGTAAGAGGCTTTCAGGGCGCCGGAGGCGATGAAACGTTGGAGATACTTATGGTCGACGCCCAATATCTCGCAGCAGTCTTTCTTGGTATACCAGCCGTTGTGTGATCTCAAGCACATTTTTAAACGGGTGGCGCGGACCTTGACGGCATGCGAGCTGCGGTTCATGATGTTTGAGATCGTGTTGATTGAGTATTTGTGAATCAGTTCTCTTAGTTGTTTGTCCTCTTCAGGGGTCCACCGTTTTGTATGAGCGGTGATTCCTCCGACTCCAAGAACCATGGCCCGGGCCTTGACCTGATGGCGGGTTAATTTCAGGGCGTCAGCAATCCTCTGAGCGGACTCGCCACTCTGGCGGTAATTCACCCGGATGTAGTCGTCTTCTTCATCAGTCCATTTGTGCATGGTCATCCGGATGGGCGCCGTGGGAGGTTTGGCGGCCAGCGCCTGGCGGATTTCCCTGTCGGCGATCTCTTCCATGGAGTACATTACTAGTGATCAACTCCTATCCCATCGTTGTGCGGCTGAGAGCGCCGTTCGTATTCCTTGATCATCTTGCGGGTGCCCTCGAAGTTGAATTTGCGCGCCTCGTTGATGGAGGGGAATTCTACTGTGCATACTTTTCTTTCCAGATCAACGGTCACCACCGTGCCTTCGTGGTATTTAAAGTCCCAGACTTTGGCGCCGACCTCGACGGGGGTGTTGTCCTCCGGCGGCCGGTTGAACATGGTGCCGATCATCTTCTTCATGTGACCGGGAATCGAAAAAACATCATCCTTCTCTCTGATCGGGCCAGTCGCCGCCAGTCCTAAATGCTCGTGGATGTTCTCGTTGGCCCGGGCGAGGTTACCCGGGGAGATCCGATTACTGTGCTCTACCTCTTTGATCAGGCCTGTCTTTTTCAGGTGCCCGATCCTCTGTCTGATCTCCCTTTCAGGAAGGTTGAAATGCTCCAGCAGGCTCAGAATTGGGTCTTTGAAATGGTCGGCCAGGTAGAGATCGCCTTCGTCAGACCACTGTGGCGCCGGTGTGCGCAGACCTTCTGAAGGGGTTTTCTTGTCAGGATTTTTGTCACAAGAGGCTTTATGTACCCCAAGGCCGCGTCCGTTCTTACATTTTTTTCCACAGTAAGGGCGCTTCAAAAGATCCTCAATAAACTTCCGGGCAGCTGCCGGATCCGCAGCAAGACTTTCGCCTCTTGGCCGCTTAGCTGATTTATTGGGGTTTTTCTCGCACCATTGTTGATGGGTAAAATTACCGTTGGGTGTCTCGAATTTCCTCTCACAGAAGGGGCAGACGTATTCACCGTCAGATTTCAGCCTTCCTGAAGACCTATAATTCCTCTTGGCCAATAACTTCTGGCTTTCTTCTGCAGGCAATACTCTGATAGCCTTACTGCCGTCTGGTTTCCTTCGGTAAACGACTGTTATCTCGTCGGCTTCATAACCCGGTATCGTTTGGATCTCCATTCAAAAGCCTCCTGCAATATTCTTCATATTTACACCCTGCGCAATACTCCGTGATCTCGATCTCGTCGCAGCCGTCCCAGTGTCCTTTGTCTTTGATGATCTGTTTTAAAAGTTCAGTCTGTGATTTCATGACGTTTCCTGGAATAAATACCCCTGGCCATCAACTCTTTGTGTCCTGGCTAATTCAATATTTCGTTCGGCTTGATGGTGGTATGATTCCTTCAATTCGAAGCCCACCGCCTGCCGGCCCTGTTCAACGGCCACGTATCCGGTAGAGCCGATCCCCATGAAGGGGTCAAGTATCAACTCACCTGGGTTGGAATAAAGCTTAACCAGCCGGCGGATGACTTCCAATTGAAGAGGGCAGACATGCTTCTCGTCACCCTCTTCTTTAGCGCATTTCCAGTTTTCCAGCACATCAGTCTCACGGATATCGGTCCATACTCCGTGCGCGTCCCTGATCCATTCCTCTGTGGTTATCCAGCCCTGAGTGTTATCTTGGCGGTCATAAATACAGGGCACCGGGGTTGCATCTCCGGGCTTTTGAAAAATCATCACATAATCATTGACAGCAGGGGCCAGGTCGCGGCCGTTGCGCTTTCCTGTGATGAACAATAATGAATGCAATTTAAGACGTTGCGCTATCACTTGTGGGTTTTTCGGGATAACAACCTCACCCTTCCATTCGAAACCGCCCTTCGAAAACTGCTCAATAACGGATCCTCTGAAATCACGCCGCCCCATGAATCCGTGCTGTACTTTTGTGGTCAGCAGCTGCTGAATGTGGATACAGGCATTACAGCCGGGCTTCATTACCCTGAAAAGCTGCTCGATAAAAAATCTCATATGCAGGCCGAAGTGCGTGGCCTCCATATCAACGCCGTCGTGATTGTTGCCGATATCTTCGGGCTTTCCTGAATACATAAACAAAGAGCCGAAGGGGATTGAGGTTACACAAAGGTCTATCGAATCAGGTTGTAATTTCTTGGCCATACCAGGGATACAGTCGCCGAGATGGATCATAATCCCAATGCCTCCCTGTAATATTTCTCCTGCTCGGAAACATCCTTTAAAAATTGACGTTCCTTAGCCTGGACGTTCTCAAAGATCATCCCTTCCAGTTCCGGAATATAAGGTATATGTACGTGCACCGTTGCAGTCTGGCCGTAACGGTAAGCCCTGCGGATCGCCTGGTACATCCGCTCGAACGAATCATCGAAACCCGAGAAAACCATCGACCGGCAGTTCTGAAAATTCAATCCATATCCGATTAGAGAGGCTTTGGAAATCAGCACTTGAAGTTCACCGGAGAGAAAATCATTCAAAACTTCCTGCCGCCGTCCATCCGGCATGCTCCCATTTAAGACACCGACTTTCAGGTCGGGCAACAGTTCGGCGATGATCTCCGACTCCGCATCGAAAACCGTCCAAATAAGCACCTGCAGTCTTTTTGCCGCATCAACCCTGGCCAGGTCCGCCACAAAAGCCGGCTTAAGGGAATTAATCCTTACGGCTGTGCGCTTTGCCTCGGTTGTTTCGTAGACGAATCCCTTCGCGATCTGCGATAGCTTTAATCTTTCCTTGACTCCGGCCCGGTCGTTAAACATGCCCTTACCATTGCGCGTCTGAAAAATAAACATCTCCTCGCGCTGGACCGGGAGGATATCAATCTTATATTCATGTATCTCAGGCGGCGGTAAGGTCGAAAGGATGTCATTAAATCCAAAGTTCACCGGGTCGCGCATATAGATTGACCAGCTGGCCATGAAACGATAAAACGATTCGCGGGCATGGCCCTTCAACCGCCATTCATTGTCTTTGCCGCGTGTGAAGAATGCGGCCAGTGTCGCCCCCGCGCCGCTGCTGTCGTTGAATTTGTCCAGAAAACCCGCCTGAGAGAGATATTCAAAAACGTCGTTGGGCGCTGGGGTAGCAGTGCAAGCAAGTTTATATTCGATACCGTAAGCGCTTTTCATGAGGTTCCATTTGATGACGCCGCCCTGGGTCTTGAGAATGCTGGCCTCATCGGCCACCAAACCGCCCAGGTACCGCAGCTCCGGCATGACACCGGATATCAACTTCTCGTAATTACAAATACCGATTTCGGGTTGCTCGCCTTTACACCATGCTTCCAAATTTGCCCGGTCTGAGATTTGGTTGATTTTTATTCCGAAATAGTCAGCAGCCAGGCGAATTGTCTGTGGGATGACTTGTAATGGCGAGAAAATTAAAACTCTATTGTCGGTCAGATGACATACCTGTCGGGCCCATTCAATAAAAATGTGACTCTTACCGAGACCGGTGTCGCACCAGCAGGCAAACCGCCGAGTGTCCAACGCTTTGCCCACAATGAATTGTTGGTAATCAAAAAGATGATCAGATACCAATAATCGGTCTTTCTCGTTGATCTCCGATTTCAGGCCGAGCAGAGCGGCGAAACGCGCCGGAGCTGTTATTGTGTAGCCATCGGAGTCGCGGTCATAATTGATTTCGCTTTCCGGTAATACCTTCGATCGGATGAACAACTCATACTCATCGAGGTCGAACCTATTGAAGTTCAATTGAAGCGAGTGGCCACTTTTTGTCGCGACGCTCACTTCTCACCTCTGAAAATAGCAAGCACAAGAGCTTTCGCCATATTTACTGGGACCGCATTACCTATCTGACGTGTGACCTCTGAAATATTCCCTACGAATTCGTAAGTCGATTCCTCATCTGAGAAGCCCATGGCCCTGGCGAGTTCTAAATTGCTCAGCATCCGGAAGCGCAGATCCAGAAGATAAGGTTCGCCATTGATCATCACCAAGCGGCGCGGGTCGATCTGGCCGTTTTCGAATTCGATCACTGCGCTGTTCAAGGGCAATCGCGCCAGGACCACGCATTGCCTGCCGCGCAATTCCTGGCGCTTTACATTGTTGCCCCATATGTATTTATATAGGCGGACGTCTACCGGTTCACTCGGAATAGATACCGAGCCCTGCATAGACTCAGCGGATTGCTCCGGGGTTTTTTCGTCAGCCGTTTTAGATATCACAGTCAAAATCGTCCTTTCATGACTAAAACTTGTTCAAATTCATCCCTTGCTTGCTGGCAATCTAATCCCATCTCAGTGGCCCACTGGTCCCACGGGATTCTTCCGTTGTCCTGGCGGTCCTCTCCAGACCATGATCTCCATCTCTTTGATCTCCTATCTCCGTTGAATTGAAGTAAGGTGACCAGCCGGGGGGGGCGCCTCCGGCCCTTTCCGGCACTTTTTGAGAGGAACCGTACTCCGTGCATCCAGTGAGTAATAGCTGACTCATACTGGATTTCTCTTAGAATCTGTTCCTGCCAGTCTTTATATTTCACTTTTTTAAGCGTTTGCCCTGACGGTCGACTTCGCAGATAACCTTGCATTCCTTGGCCCGGATTTTCTCCGGATATTGCGGCTCACCATCGAAGAAGGCGATGGATTTCATATCGACTTCACAGAGCAGATAATGTCCGGGCTTGTTATTAAATTGTTCACAAGCTATCGGGTCCCAGCAGAAATGCAACCCATAACCGCATTCAATGTCCGTGCTGGGATTCCATAGCTGATCGGTCGCCTTTTTACCTATTTCATATTTAAAGTAATCGCGGCTGCAGAAATTTTCATCCACAGCTTTGTAAACATTGATTTTCCCCTTCGATATCTTGATTCCATAGATGTCACACCACTCCTTTATGGTCTTAGGGTATTTGATGACGTGGGTATTCCCCCTCGCCTTGGCGTTTTTTGATCGCACGATGGCCAGCGCCAATCCACTGGCCGTCACCTGAGAATTTCCCCAGGCCGTCACCTGAGAATTTTCCCTGGCCGTCACCTGAGAATTTTCCCAGGCCGTCACCTGAGAATTTCCCCAGGCCGTCACCTGAGAATTTTCCCTGGCCGTCACCTGAGAATTTTCCCTGGCCGTCACCTGAGAATTTTCCCAGGCCGTCACCTGAGAATTTCCCCAGGCCGTCACCTGAGAATTTCCCCAGGCCGTCACCTGAGAATTTTCCCTGGCCGTCACCTGAGAATTTTCCCAGGCCGTCACCTGAGAATTTTCCCTGGCCGTCACCTGAGAATTTTCCCAGGCCTTCACCTGAGAATTTTCCCTGGCC